ACGTAAAACTGGGCGAGTTTTACATATGTAATTTATAAATTACGTAAAACTGGGCGAGTTTTACCCTTACGAAAGCGAAAAATAAAAATTGATATTATATTTTAAATATCTTTATTATGAATTATATGAATAAAGAATATACATTTCTATTTGATTTAATATGCGATGATTTAGAAGAAGAAATAACAAAAGATATTAAATGGTTCAAAAGGATTGATAAAAAAAGTAATATAATAACTTATCATAGATTAAATTTTATTAAAGAACCTGAGTTAACGTATGACATAAGTTTTTTTTATTGCTTATGCGAAAAGGGTCATAAATTTCGTGAAAATTCGAGACCAGAAAGATTCTCAGAGAACAGAGGAAGAAAGTATAAAGTAAATAAAAAGGGTCTAATAGAATATAATTTTAACTATGGTAAATTTAAAGAGATAAAAAATTAAAATTAAATTTAGATTTTAAAATAAAATAAAATAAATAAAAAATATTATTATTCAATAATTTTGTATTATAGTCGTCTGCTTGGTCACGCTCAGCCGTGGCAACTTCTAATTCATATTCTAAAAATTCTATTGTCTCAAGTTGAGTCTTTATTCTTATTTCTTGGTTTTTAATATGAGTTATAAAATCGTCCATTCCTTCGATTAATGACATTATATATTCTATGATATAATTATTTTTTTAATTAATCTTAAAAAAAAAATTGAAATATCAATATAAAACTATTGTTATATAATTATATAAGAATTAACAATGGCAGATAATAGAAGAAGATTTATAAAAGCGATTATTTCATTTTCAAAAGCAGATAATTATAAAGATGCGATTCAAGAATGGCAAGTGGTGGAGGTTATGGAAGGCGAAAACCAGTGTATATGCGGACAAAAATTAACGGCACAATATGTTATTATTTATAATACAATTTTGAAACATCACAAAATTATCGGAATTAACTGTGCCGAGCATGTAAAGGATGCGGAATATAAAAAAGCGAAAGAACTGAATGACAAACTTCATAATCCGCATTTATTCTGTGATTTTTGTCAGACAAAAATGAGGCATGAAGATAATGGGGCGAAGATATACTGCCCTGAATGTAGAAAAGAAGAAAGACGTAAAAAGAAAATAGAAGATGATAAAATAAAAGCGGATAAAAATTTAAATAAACAATATGAAAAAATAATGAAACAAGGAAAAGAAAAAAAAATTAATATCGGACAATATAAAGGAAAATTTTATTTTCAGGTTTATAACAATAATCCAACGTATCACATATATGTTGAAAAGAATGCTAAAAAATCTGGATATAAAACATATATAAAGTGGGCTTATTCTTATAAGGAATTAAGGGAAGAAATGAAAGAATTTAATAAAAATAATTTAAGTTTTTAAGACTATAAAAAATTTTTATAGGGGTTTATATATCAATTCAATCAAATTTAATAATATATTGTTTTCTAGTAAATTTATAATCACCAGCAAGTTCGACCCCCTTTTTTTCGTGGTATCTTTTCAAGTTGGACGCTTTAATCCTTTCTTTATGTTTATGATAATAAATTTTTTTATACATTTTATTATTATTTCTCATTTTATATATTGAAAATAAATAATCTTCAACTTCTGTCATTTATATTTTATCAATATAATAAATTATTAAATGATATTTAATTATCATTATAATTATATCATTATTACATTATATCAAAAATAACTGTCATTTCGTTTTTTTTGGTTTTATTCCTTAAAACGAGGGGTTAATCTATCTTTTTCTTATAATCTCATCTTTTTTATTCCTTAATGATAAAAATGACACTTATTTTTTGGTCGTCATTCTCATATATATATTTTTATATCACCTTCAAAATGTATGTTTTTAAATAACTGTCATAACTATCATAATATTATAATATCATAATATTATATATAATATATATTAATATAATATATATATTTATTATTGTAAATAGGAATAATTAATAGTGTTATTAATAGTAGTAAGAAAAAGCAGTCTTATGAAATTCTTATATAATGGATGAAAAATAATGATATTTTCATTATTATAAATATCATTTAAACGTCATTTAAAAGTATCATAAAAAGTCATTTCTTCTATATATGATGATTTATTTTAATTGTTTAAATATTAGATATTAAAAAGATTAAAATAAATCAAAGTCAATAATAAAAATATTGATATATTCCTTAATAATTAAGACTAGATAAGGAATATATAATATACATTTTTAAAAATTTAAACCGCTAATTAAATAAAAAAATGAAAAAATGATATAAAAAAATAATATTATATATATATAAGAATATGAACGATAATGAAATTAAAAATGATATTAATAAATTTCTTGAAAATAATATTCAAATCTTACCTGTTGAACTTGAATTAAGAAAAGAAGAAGGGGTATGGAAAAAGAAACCAAGGTTCAAGGTTCAAGGATGGCAAACTATGACAAATGAACAGCATTCATCATCATATTATAATTATAACGTAGCAGATAAAAAGATTTATGGTATTAAAACAGGCAAAGTAAACGGAATAACAGTTGTTGATATTGATTCAAAAGACGAAAAAATAATCAATCCAATTCTTAAAGATTTAAATATTAAAAATTTAGATGATACATTAAGCGTAGAAACTAAAAATGGTTATCATTTATTCTTCAAATATACCGATAAAGTAGGGCAAACACAAGGATATGGAAAAGAAAAGTATGGTCACGAGCAACTTGATATAAGAGGAGATAATGGGTGTGCCTTTTGTCCACCATCAAAATATAAAATATTAAAAGAAGAATATGAATATAAACCTTATAAAACAACTTTTGACGATTTTATTGAAAAATTAAAAAATAATGATTTACTTGAAATTCCAGAATCTTTTATTATTGAAAAGGAAAAAAAGAAAGCAAAGGATAAACCAAAGGAAAAAAAGAATTCAATAAAGAATTCAATAAAGATTAAAAAAGAAAAAGGAAATGAAAAAATAGAATATAACGAATTATCAGAGAATAATAAAAAATATCTTGATTTAATACCACCTGATTCAAGAGATGACTGGTGGCAAATAGGCAGCGTATTAATAAGAATGGGATGTTCTCAAAAAGTATGGGACGAATGGTCTAAAAAAAGTTCTAAATTTTGTCAGAAAGATAATGATGAAAGATGGGAATCTTTAAGAAAATATAATTATAACGAAAGAACACTGGAATTCAAAGCATTCAAATATAACGAACTCAAAGCAAGGTATATAAAAGTTTCAATTTATAAAAATATAGTTGATACCTTTATGAAATCAAATAAATCAGAATACGCAATGGCAGAATTAGTAAATTCTATTAAACAAATATCCTGTTATGAGGAAACAGCAACAAAACGGGCATTTCTAATTCCTAATGAATATAACAGATGGCAAAAAAGACAAGTAGAAGAAATAGGCAGATTTTTATCTGAGGAGGTTTTCCACATATTCCTTGAAAGGGTTATATATGAAAGGCGAATGCTTCCTTCTATTGAATGCGAAGACGAAAGAGACCGAAAACTTAAATATATTAAAATATTAGAATCATTAAAAGACAATCTTCAAAATACGACAGCAAAAAGCGGATTTATTAAGCAATTAAAAGATAAAACATTTAATAGCGAAATATTCCAGAAATTAGATGAAGAAAACGTTAATTTAATCAATTTTGACAACGGATGTTATGATTTAGAAACTTCAACTTTTCGACTTCCTGAAATTAGAGAATATGTAAGCAAGTCCTGCGGATATGAATACACAGATGAAATAGATGAAGACATAAGAAAAGAATTAATGGAACTATTCAATAAAGTCTGGAAAGATGAAACAGACGAAACACACGAATTAAGAGACTACAATTTAAAGGCGATTTCTTCCTGCTTATCAGGATACAATAAATATGAGAACTTCTATTGTTGGACGGGGACAGGAGGCAATGGAAAGGGCGTAATAGATAAATTAAATAAAGTAACTTTTGGAGAATATCACGATGTAATTGACAAGACATATTTTACACAAGCAAAAAAGAGTTCAGCACAGGCAGACCCTGAATTAGCGGGAAAGAAAGGCATCAGAATGCTTACAAGCACAGAGACAGAAAGAACTGAAGAATTCCAAAGTGGCAAATTAAAATTATTATCAGGAAATGATGAAATAAGCACACGGGGACTTTATCAATCTCAGACAAGTTTCACACCACAGTTTACTTTATTTTTTCAATGTAACGGACTGCCTAATCTCACGCAAATTGACGGAGGGATTAAGAGACGGGCAAGAATGGTAGAATTTACAACGCAATTTAAAAACGAAACATCAGACCATAGATATGTAGAAAAAAAAGATGTAGGATTAAAACAAAGATTACAAAGAAATAAAAAATATAGACAGCAATATATGCTGATATTAATTGAATATTATAATAAATATATTAAAGATGATGATAGTGGAGAAATTGAAACACCGCAGATAATTAAAGATTTTACAGATAATTATATTTATGATAATGACATATTCGGACAATTCCTTAAAGAATGCGGAGGAGAGGTTACACACTTAGCATCAGATATATTTAAAAGACCTTTATTATGGGAAGTATTCAGACAACTTTATAAAAATAAGAATGATGATTGTAATATCGGAAAGCAGGAATTTTTCAAACTTGTTAAAAATTATGAAGGAATTAAAGAATTAAGAAAAACTGATGGCATATATTTCTCAGGCATTAAAATTGATGAAGAAGTATTAAAAGAAATGAAATAAACAAACTTTTTAAAAAAAAGTTTAAAGTTTATATATAGAAATATAATTATATATATATATTATATATATAGATGGAAGATAAAAATGAAAATGAAGAAATCAGTGAATTCGTAAAAATTTTTAAATCATGGGAAGAAGACGAACAATTCCAGTTTTATATTGAAGTCAGTGACATAATGTCAAAATTTTTGAATCTTGAAAATAGAGACACAAGAAGGATATATTATAAAAATAAATATAATAATGATGAAGAATGGAAAAAGAAACATCTGGAACGTCAAAAAAAATATTATCATAATAAAAAGAATAAATTAAAAAATAAAAAAAATGAAGTAATTAAAGAAGATGGAAAAGAAACCACTGTATAAACCTTTTAAAAGTAAAAACCCAAAAAAAAAATTTTCAGTTTATGTTAAAAGTCCTTCTGGTAGACCACGATTGATTCATTTCGGAGCAGCAGGGATGGATGACTGGAGAAGTGGAAAAGCAACAAAAGAACAGAGAAAATCATTCAGAGCAAGAATGAAGGGAATAAAAAGGAAAGACGGAACATATGCTTATAAAGATAAAAATAGTCCAGCCTACTGGGCATTAAATTATTTATGGTAAACTTTTTAAAAAAAAGTTTTAACAAAAAAAGTTTGTTTAATTGAATTTAATTATATATTCTCCGTGTGTTATTTTATAATCAATATGTTTGCTGTAGAATTTAGCGGAGTGGTGATAAGGTGTGACAGCAAATCTTGTTTTAGCATATGCCTCTCTTTGTAATTTTAACCTTTTTTCTAAAAAATGAGACTTAGTTGAATCATATTTATATTTATGATAATAGTCTCTTTGTAATTTTTTAATCTTTTCTTTATTCTTTTCATAATAAGACATTTTATATTCTAATGTTTTATTTAACAAATTATATTTTTTCATATATTCACGCATATAATTTTTATTATTAGTAGGCATTTTATATTATTAATTTCTTTTTCCTTTTAAATGTTTCTGCCATAAATCTTTATCAGCAGTCTTTCGAGTCCTTCCGTTCATAACAAACGAGTAAACACGAGCAATACCCCACTGAATAGCAGACATCTTTTGTCCAGCACCACCTTTAACACCTTGTAAATTGCGAACACTTGACGGGTTTGTTCTTCTTGCTCCCATTCCACGTTTTTTAACTTCATTCAATATAGAAACTTTAACACCACTTAATTTAGATATTTCATTAATAGAATGCGGTGTATTATAATTAAAACCATATTTTTTATTGAATCTTTCTTTATTACTTGACATTTATATTATTAATATATATTTTTCTTTTTAGATTTTTTTTTATTATTTTTTTTTTTAGGCATATCTTTATCTTTCATTATTGAACCATCTGGCATTCTATGACTTCCTTTTGGAACTTTAGTCTTTTTAGATGAAGTGCCAAATATCACTTTTTGACTAATCTTATCTTTATTATCCTTTTTTCTTTGAATTTCATCCGACATTCGAGCACTAAAATTATTATTAGCAGGTTTGTTTAGCATACAATAAGCACACGGCATTTTTTCCGCATCGTTAATATACGGATTCATTGCTTTCAGCGGTTGTTTTTTTCTCATTTTATAATAAACTAATAAAATAATAATTTTTAGTATTTTTTTATTATTATAAAATAAACAATGGGAAAATACAGTCACCGAAGAATATCAGATTTAAAAAGGTTTATTAAAATGTATAATGACCACTTTCAAATCAAAGTAACAGGGAAAACTAAACCCCAGTTAATTGCTGCGATTGAATCAGGATTAGAAAAGAAAGTAACGCAAGAAATAAGAGATGCTCACACTGCTTTAATCACTGTTAATGGTAAAATGCCAAAAGAAACTGCTAAAACCAACTCAAAAAAAAAGAACCTGCTAAACCAACTTAAAAAAAAAGTAGTAAGAAAAATTAAAGTTGAAGAACCTAATAAAAAGGTAGCAAGTAAAAAAAAAGTTGCTAAAACTTATAATAAACCCGATACACGACCTGTTCAAACTTCTAAACCTATTTTAGATTTATCAAGTGTTAAGAAAAGCGAACGTGGTCGAGCGACTACGAGACGTAGGGCATTTTTAACTCAGTCAATGCCACGACCTAAACTATAAAATAATTTCAGTAATGTAAAATATATTAATATATATTAAAAATGTCAACACCAGCTGAGAAAAAGATAAAAGAAGGGGAGAACCTTAAAAATCGTTTAGAAAATACTAAGAAAGGTTCTAAAAAATATAAAGAACTTGAAAAAGAATTAAACGCTTTTATGAAAAGAACATTTAAAACTGAAGGAAGCAAAGTTGTCGCCTTTGCTAAAAAAACAAATGGTGAATATATATTAATATTAGCACGAAAATTTAAAGGAAAACCACCGCAAACAATATTCGGTGAAGTTTCGTCTTTAATTAAACCATCGGCATTTAATGTTAAATTTAAAACTGAAAAAAATGAAACTGTGAAACCAGAACCTAAAAAGACAGATAAACCAATGCCAAAAAAGAAAATCAAAATAAAAATTGAAAAACCTGAAGAACCTAAAAAGAAAATCAAAATCAAAATAAAAATTGAAAAACCTGAAGAACCTCCAAAGAAGGTCATAAGAAAAATTAAAATAGACCCCCAAGAAGAAAAACCTAAAAAACTCAAAGAACCGCCAAAACCTGAAAAACTCAAAGAACCGCCAAAACCTAAGAAACCTGCTAAAAATGAACTTAATTTTAAATCTTTTGAAAATTTAAAAAGATTAATAAAATTAGATAGACCAAATTTAATGGATTCTTCTGTTAATCAATATATGAAACATATTAAATATATATTAGAACAAGACACCAGAAATTTTAATATATTATCAAATCCTAATGCTGTGAAGATAAGGATGGCAAAACAACCACCATTAAGACAAAGGGATATTATAAACGCAATTGTTGTCGCTGTAAAATCAATGACGAAAGATTATCATTTTTTAGCAGAATATGAAAATTGTCGAGATAATGTAAATTTATTATATTTTAAATCCAACCCGAAGAAATATAAGAATGAAATAAAATTCTGGGAAGAAAGAAAAAAGAAGAGAAAGGTAAAGAAAGATTTCTGTAACCCTTCAAATTTAAAAGCACCTGTTGTTAATAAACCGAAATCATTAAAACAATGGTTGAAAGAACGGGAATTTAAAGGAAAAACACAGGCGGAAATACAGGAAGATATAGATGAATATAATATGATTTAATCACTCTACGTATATAGTCTGTTGTGTATTTGTTGAATGTCCCATTTTAGATGCGTCTTCGGACATTTCTTTTTTAATTTCTTTATATTTTGATAAAAATATACGTCTTAATCCATTAATTCCGATATTCATTCCTGTTTTTTCTTTAAAAAATTTAATTAATAAATTAGAATATTCAGTTTTTGAATATGGTTTTCCATTTTGTTTTGTAATTAAAAAAGTATTAGTTAATATCTGTTTCTTTTTAATTAATGATTTAAATAAATTATTTAAATCTTTATCTAAATTAATTACAATATTTCCAAAAGTGTGTGATGTTTTATAAGTATTAAGATGGAGTTGAGCGTTGTCCCATAAATACCAATTTCCGACCTCTCTTTCTTCTTTTGTCAAATTTTCATTATATTCTTTTAATGATAAAAATTTAAAAGTTGGTAAATCACACCTTAAGGCATGTTTTTGATGAAATTTTAATATAATATAAAATTGATATTCTGACAATTCTTTTTTATTTAAATCTTTTCTAGATTTATATTTTTTATATTTAATATCTTTTTCAACATTATTGATTAAATCGTCAAGTTGTTTTTTAGTTATTAAATCATCGTTAGTTCGTGTTTTTATATCTTCACTATATTTAACATTAAAATTGTCTCTTAATGTTGAATATTTTTTAATAATTTCTTTATTTCCTTCTTCTGTTTGAAGGCATACAATAATAGCATTTAATTTATTTCTTTGCGATAAATAATTATCATCTTTAATTAAATCGATTATTTTTTCATATTCTAATAACCATTTAATATTATTATAGTCTTTTTCATCATATAGTTTTTTATGAATTCCTGTTATATATTGAATATACTTTTTAATTGTAGTTTCACGAGCATTCGGTTTAATCTTTTTAATATTTTCATTTAACTGTTCCATTATAATATATATTAATATATGATAATCTTTATATAGATTATTATTTTATTTAATGATAATTTAATTTAAATTACATAAAATAAAAATTAATAAAAAAAAAATATTGATAATATTAAATAATGTCGTTAATCTTAACGAGTCAAAACAATGCTGTAAATTCTAGTCCGAATAATTATCAGAATTATTTTGCGAATACTTATAAAATAGAAAAAAATTCATTAATTGCTTTGAATCACGTGACGGTTAATCGTAATGCTTTTTTTAATTTCGATGAAGAAAAGGTTCTGGCATTCTACCATGGTGTTGAAATGCCATCAAATAAAACAATTACTATGAAATCATTTTTTAAAGACACTAATGGTGATAAATACACACTTCTTAGAGGAGAACCGACCACCCTTAATTCAAGACAAATTAATAATTTTGTAAATTATCCAATGTTCGTAATGATTGATAAAGGTGAATACAGTATCGAGCAATTATGCGAAACACTACAATTTAGATTAAATAACCCAACAGCGTCATATGGTGGCGACTATCACGTAACGGGTTTTTGGAAGGTAGAACCCCAGTATGACGCAGATAATACATTTACTCATATATTTTTTACATGGGACACCTTCGATAGAATAACAGCAGCAGCATTTCCTGATGCTTCTGATTTTAAAAAAAAATATGAAGGTGACACGGCGATTGAATATAACAGCACAGTGGGAGGTGGTCGAGAAATAAAAGGTTCTAAAGATAATGTAAAATCTGTAGTAGGTGAGTTTTACAGATATGTTAGTCATAATAAAGGACAGTTTAAATATCACGATATGGAAACTGACGGGACAATTGTAGGATTAACAAGAGTGACAAACGGTCGTGATTATCAAACATCGGGGACTAATTTTTACGGTGAGGACTTGTATACGGCATCAGGACAAGACTCTAATTTTGTAGGACCAGAAAATGAAAAGGCGAAAATATGTTTTTTTGATTATTGCGTGGCAACAATCGGTGGAGAACTTCAAATCTGGTATTTAGACTGTGACGAAGAAGGTGATTATTCAATGGAAAAATACGAATATGGAACAGCGGTTACTATTAAAGCAGGGTCAACAAATGCTAAATTTACTATAGATGGGAATAATATGGACATTACTCTGGTTGGAAATTCTACTAAGACTGTGACTTTGGAACTTCCACCAATTAATAATAATACATATCAATTAATACCAAAAGTTGTCATATTAGCAGAAGGTAAAACAACCCTGACAACTGGTGCGCCACCCGACCTTCTAGCAGACACCATTGTTCCAGTTGTTCCTGATAAAGTTGTAGATGGGATAACTGATTTCTCTAATTGTAATGTAGGATGGATTATGGAGAACTGCTGGGCAGAATCTAAGGACTGGGAATCTTCAGAAGGTGGTGGAAATATTACTAGAATAAAACTGTCTAATAATTATTTACAACTTAATTATTATAAATTTCATACATGGACACCACTTGAACCTGATATTGATTCAACACGAGTTTTAACAAATGGTGTAAAAATGACGATTGCTGAAATGAAAGCACAGAAATATTGGTGGTCTTATGATTTCGACCCCGCCTTAAACGGTGCTACTGGTGGTTTTAAATATCATTATATGTTAAAAGATGCTGCTAAAGACTACATATATGATAGTAGAGGCACAGTTATTATTCCTTATCCAACAAAAAGCATTCATTATCACTGTGGGGCAACACTAGATGGAGCAGTTGGAATATTACCAAGATTTAGCAAAGGTCAGGAAATTACAAACCCAGCAGGAAATCTTGTCATCGGGATTGAAGGAACAGATAGAATAGCACTGAATAATAATGATTTATTATATATTCGGATAGATTTAGGCAATGTTTACTCTGTAAATGGCACTACTTCCAGCATAAGTAAAATTATTAGTCCAATTATTACAAACACTAACACGACGGTGGACTCTCAATTAGGAATCAGAACATTCTGCCCACCTGAAAAAGTATATTTAAAATTAAATAATGCTGAAACATTATATATTAATTCAATAGAGGTCTCAATTGTTACAAAAGGTGAGGCACTGGCATTAGATTTAGCACCGACAACTAGTGCGTCATTCCATATTAAATCAGCATAAAAAACATTTTTATTTCTTTTTATTAAAACTTTTTAAATATATGTTTTTGTTAAAACTTTTTTATAAAAAGTTTATTTATAAAAATTATTATCTTATATAAATTATATAAGATGAACACCGAAGAACCCGATGATGACTTAATGCCCGAAATTATTGAAGCAACTCAAAATGCTATAACATCAGACGAAGATGAAAGTGAAGAAGAAATTATTAAAGAAGATGTAAAGATGGACGAAGCATTCGAAACCCCCATGGGAGTCAAAGTAACGCCTATTAAATCTATTGAGAATGAAAATAAATTAATTAGTCAAATAAAAGAAAATGTTGAAAAATCAAAACCATCTGACAAAAGAAAAAAACAATTAGAGCATTTAAGAAAGATGAGAGAAAAAAAGAAATTACTGGCAGAAAAACAATTAATGGAAAAAATGAGAGAAGAACAATTAAAAACTCTAGAATTACAAGAAAATTTAAAAGAAGAAACTGAAGAAGAAGAAAGTGAAGAAGAGCAGCCGACACCACCCCCTTCTCCTAAAAAGAAAAAGAAAAAGAAAAAGAAGAAAGTCACTATTAAAGAACCGTCAAGTGAAGAAGAAGAAAGTGAGGAAGAATTAGTAACATATAGAAATATAACATTAAATGAAGAGGAATTAAAAACATTATTAGAAGAAGCATCTGTAAATTCAATTAAGAAATATAAAGCACAGAAGAAACCAAAGGAAAAGAAAGAAGAAAAACCAACAGTCAATGCTGTTCAACAGGCAGTTAATTTTAATCAACCTTTGGCTGATTATTACGCATCATTATTTTAATAAAAGTTTATTTTAAAAAATAAATTATATTGTTATATTATAAAATGGATAAAGAAGAAGAAGAAAGTATTAAAAAACCAATTGAAAAGATAAAAGGATTAAATATAACACCTGTCAGACCTGATGACGAAGCGGTTAAATATAAACAAGTCCACCCCTTCCTTCCTCAGTCCCCGTTTGTTCTTGGTTTGATTTCTCCGAGACAGACAGGTAAATCAACAATTATTAGTTGGTTATTGCTTCACGAGGACGCCTTAGGGCAGGACTTTTATTCAAAGGTTTATATTTTTAGTCCTACTATTGAGCAGTGCGAAACTAGTCGTTTTCTACGTAAGAGATACGACTGCGATACAATATATACAGATGCTAAACTTCAAAATATAATAAATCAACAGGAATCTCAACCTAAGGGCGAACGACAACATATATGTGTCGTGTTTGATGACTGTATCGGGGACGAATCTATGAAAAAGAAGTCACTTTTAACATCTTTCGTAACAAAAAGTCGCCACTGGTCAGCAGATATAATCCTGAGTATTCAACACTTTAAAAGTCTGCCAAAAATAACTCGGACAAATTTAACAGACGTTCTTATAGGTTACCCAATCACTAATGCTAAAATGAAGGAAGAACTGGCATCTGAATTCGGAGAAAACTTCGAAGAAGGTGAAAAAGGATTTTATAAATATTACGATTTAGCGACTAAGAAAACACGTTATAATTATATGAATATGAAGTTGCGTGAGAACCCGATTCAAATATTTTCAACATTTTCTGAACGCATTTTATAATTCTTTTAAATTATATTTTTGTTAAAACTTTTTTTTAAAAAGTTTATATATATATTTTAATATCTAAAATTTAAAATATGTAAAAATAACTATCATAAGTATCATAAGTAAAAAATTTAATAATAATATGTATTATTAATATAAATTATGGAAGAAATAAATTTAGATGAAGAACCAATTATTGAAGATGAAGAACCAATTATTCAAGAACCAATTATTGAAATATTTAATGCGGATTGTCTAGAGAAAATGAAAGAATTAAAAGATAAAAGTGTAGATTTAATATTTTGCGACTTACCTTATGGTCAAACAAATTGTAAATGGGACACTTTAATTGATTTAGACGAATTTTGGAAACAATGTATGAGAATTAAAAAACTTAATACACCTATTATTCATACAACGACCACCAAATTCGGTGTTTCATTAATTCAATCAGCACCGAAAAAATGTCCTTTTAGATATGATTTAATATGGGTGAAGTCTAACCCTGTGGGATTTTTAAATGCTAGAAAGATGCCATTAAGAAAACACGAGATGGTGTATGTATTTTATGAAAAATTACCCTTTTATAATTTATCATCTCATACCCATAAATTCACAGGCAAAAAAGGTAAGAATAGGAATGGTAGTTGTTACCATGACGTTAAAGACGCCCCTGTTGGAAAATATGAACCACCACTTCCGACATCAATAATTAAAGAAGATAATAAAATTTATGAAAATGGAAAAAAGGATTCAGCGTATGGAAAGGTTACAAGATATGAAAGTAAATCAAGAAAGAAGGGAGAAAGCAACTACGACCCACCACTTCCTACATCAATTGTTAAAGAAGACCCAAAAGATGTTTATAATTATAAAAATAGAATTGAAAGTGGAAAATTACAAAAAGCAGATGGAAAGTGGGAACCGCCTCTGCCTGATTCTATCTTAGAAATAAACAGTGAGCGTGGTAAACATTCGACGCAAAAACCTGTGAAATTATTAGAATTCATTATTAAATATTATAGCAAAGAAGGTGACACAGTTTTTGACCCAACAATGGGGTGTGGAACAACTGGCGTCGCATCTAAAAATTTAAATAGAAATTTCATCGGAATTGAAAAAGACGAAAAAATATTTAAAGATGCCGAAGAAAGATTAAAATAAATTATTCTAAAAAAATAATATTTATATAAGTTAAATAAAATGTCGTATTATCAAAGTGTGGCAAATAATCAGCATGAATTTCTTCAGGGAATGGCAAATGATGCTATAGAGGTAGAAAATGCGAATATAGAAGCAAGAAATGCCTATGACAAAAAACAAAAGGATTTAACAGATACAATAACCAACCTTCAGGGGAAATTGTCAACTGAAGGTGGTAAAAAAGAAGTTGTTGATGGAGTCCCTATTTCAGAAGACGATGTCTCAGAATTAGTAGGAGGAAAAGCAACAATGAATTTAGTAAAAAATGTTTATCATTCATATTCAACCGCCACAGACGCAGCACAGGCAGCATTAGGGAAAGCGTCACTAATAACAGGAAACCCTGCTGGGACACTTTCAAAAACGGATAAAACCAAAAATATGGGACAGGCACTAGTAGATGGTTTTAAAGGTTCGGTAAGTAAAGAGAGAACCGCTAAAACATTATATGCCAAGGGTGTAAAAGCAGCAGAGGCAGCGGAAGACGCAGGGAAATCTGCTGAGGAAATTGTAGCAGCAGGAAAAGAAGGTGCTCAATTAGGAAAAGTGGGGAAAATATTCGATAAGGTCGGACCAGCAGTAGCAATTGCTGATGGTCTATCTCTAGCAAATCAAGATATTCAAGGATTAAGAGAAGGAAAAGGGTGGAATGCTCTGGGTAATAACTGGGAAGAAAGGGCGTCAAATATTACAGGTCTTGCTGGGGATGCGCTGAGTCTCTTTCCACCTACAGAAATCCTCGGTGGTGTAGTTGACGTGGCATCAGGAATTTTCGACTGGCTGGGAGAGAAGAAAGAAGATGATGAAAACAATGCGAAATTAAAACAGGCGCAAAATACGAAGGCAAATTCAACTGCTCCACCTGCTCAATCTGCTGTAGTTCATCCATCTATGTCAGCAATCGGAATGGTGGCAAATATTAGTCATCCTGCGACAGAGATGATTCAAGGGTCGGGTTCATTTTGAGGCACTTAAAATTATAATAAAAGAATAATTCATAAAAAAAATATATTATTATTATATAAATAATGTCTATATTTCAGGCAAAACCGAAAATTCGTGTTGGACAGAATTCTATTTCTTATATTTCACAGAATGCTTTAGAATATACCGAAAAGCAAAAAGTAGTCATTGAAATTGACGACGATTTAGAATTTTTTGACCCATCACAGAGTTATGTAAAATTCGATTTCGAAATAAATTTAAACAGTCCAACTTATAACTATTTAGTTCAACTTGACCCACTTTTAGGGTCGCAGGTTTTATTCGAGACTGTGTATGTATATAATCGAGCAGGGGTATTATTGGAAGAATATCCGAATTATCCTTCATGGGTAAATATTAATAATTTATATACTGAAAATGAAACTAATATTAATAAAAATTCACTTACTGAGGGTGTAGTTGCGAGAAATCCTGAGCAGCAATCTTGGACTGGCGAAGAATACAACAGATTTTCAAATTCTCAGTATAATCCATATTTTAAAAAGGATGCCACTGGCAATGTATCATATAATAAGGTTAGAATGTCAATGAAATTAAAAACAGGCATATTTTCATCTAAAAATATTTTTATGAATCGTCTAATGGGTGGTTTGAGGTTAGAATTTATTTTAAATGAAAATAAAAACGTTTTTAAACTATTTAAGAATGCGATTTCGACTGACCATTGTCCCCAACTCTCACACGTAGGGGCGGGTGCGAAATATACTGGTTACCCACAGGCATCTTCTCCTGTCACTGAAGTTTATCTTTCGTGGGCAAATAGTATGATGTCGGATATTAATCGTGTGCCATTTTGTGTGGGCGAAAACATCCGCATTGACGGACTTCCTGTATCTGCTAAAATATCAAGCATTGCTTTAGCAGATGTAGACGGAGAAAAATTCATTAAACTTACTACAACTTCTTATCCTAACGCCACGGCGGATATTCCATCAGGGGACGACATTAAATCGACTTCTTTTACGGATAATGGAACGACGACACCTTCCTTCAAAATTTCTAATGTTGAAATGATTGTGGAAGAAATCACGACAACTCCTGAATATCAGAAAGGGATTCAAAAAGCATTAAGCGAAAATGGAACAATTGCTTATAATTGTGTTTGTGCGCAGAATTATAGGCACTCGGTATTAGCATCTGATGTAGCATCAACCGTAAATCTAAATTTAGGAAATCGAATGGCAAAGTCGATTCTTGTAGTCCCCACGATTGCTGGAAATTCAACGATGGCACAGAATATTATTGATTTTACAGGGTCTAGGACAGGAGTGAGTGGGGCGTGGGACAAACTTGAAAACTTCCAATGGTCGTATGACTCAAAACTTCAACCTGACAGAAGTGTTTCGACATTGAAAACTCAGGACACGACCACTTCGGCATATGACGGTCAATACTTGGCGGAACTTGAGAAAAGTTTAATTCTCGGAGGAATTCCCTGTAACTCATTCGAGCATATTAAACAGAATGCTATTATAGGCAGATGTCTAGCAATGGAAAACCAGATATATAATACTTTAGAAAAAGACTTTCAACTAAATCTTAATTTTACAGGGACTGCTGCTGAAAGAAATAGTAAATTATTAAATTGCTGGGTAGTCCATGTCAGAAGATTCGAGGTAGGGTCGAGCGGTGTGAATGTTGCTTTTTAATTATAATAAACTTTTTATTATAATCTTTTTGTTAAAACTTTTTTTTAAAAAGTTTAATTCTTTTTAATAAAAAGTTTAAATAAAAAAACTTTTTATAAAAATAATATATTTATAATATATAAATACAAATGAGTAGTCAACATTTTCAGTTAAACCCGAGTAACCACCCCGCTAATGGCATAGTCAGATTTTCTGGTGTTCCATTAATTAACTTTACTTTACATCAGGATGCTTCAAGTCTCGTCCAAGGTTCGACAATTCGATTGAATGGTCGCCTTACGTGTAAGAGTTCGTCAGGTGCTGCCGTGGCATCGAATGCTAATTTAGCAGATGAACGTCTAGGTGTATATAATTTATTCGACAGACTTTCAATTTCACTATTATCTAATTCACAGATAGTGGAAGAAATCAAATTCTACAATAAATTTCTCAGCAGTTATATTCCGACCACCCAAAGTGAAAAAAACATTTTATCAGTGTCAAATGCTATGTCTAATTCCTGTATTAGTCAGGGTGTGGCATTAGACGTCGCTGCTTCGAATGTGGATGCTGCTGCTGATGATTTCACAGAGCAGTATTTTAGTATTACACTGCCTTGTGGACTTATGAATTCTCAGATTCCATTAAATCACGGTCTTGTGGTTTCTCTCTCTCTTGTTCCTGATGCTCAGGCATTCAGAGCAGATTCAGGGAACGCACCAACTTATGAATTATCCGAATTACATTTAAGCGGAACAATGATTCGAGGAACTCAGCCAACGACCGAGTTTATGTATAATTCTATTTCATCCTATTATTCGGTTATTAACAGCGCTTTTGCGACAATGTCATTTAACCTAGGATTAAGCAACGCAATCGGAGCGTGGGTCACTTTTGTGCCATCCGAGAATACTAATAATTACCTTAAGAATGGGACACGAAATCTTCCAATAATGAAGGATGAAAACACCCCTGCGACTATTAATGATTTACAGTTCTTAATGAACGGAGTAAAAATCGGACTTCAATATCCTATTACAGATGATAATTCGAAAGACCAGACTTTATTTAATAGTCAAATTATGCGAAATTTTATTTCTGCTATTAAAAATTTTAGTTCTCTATCTAAAACAGATATTTCTGGAATTAATACAAATCTTACAGCAAAATTTGCTGATGAAAATGATAAAGTGATGGGAGACTTTGTGACAGGCGTAGGACTTAAAATGGACTATTATTCTGACCAAGGAATGAACACTGTAGGTGGAACATTTACCATTCAATTTTCCAGCGACCTTGACACTGATTTTGCGAATAGTGCTTATATGTTTGTCCACTCTAGAAACCGAGTTCAATTCAACGACGTAGGAATTCAAGTTTTAAATTAGATTAAATAAAAAAACTTTTCATAAAAAAAATATGTTTATAATATATAAATAATGAGTAACATCAGTCAATCTATCAAAGCATTAAACCCGGGCACGGTCAATTCTAAGAATTGTCTTAATAATGCTGTGCCAGATATTCTTAAACCAAACTGTCGCATGTTTCAAGAAACTCAGGGAATCGAGACTTCACTGCTCGACCCTGTAGTATCACGAAAAAACTATATTCGTTGGACTTTGGATAAAAAAGGGATATTACATAGCAATAGTAAAATTAAATTTTCATTAAAAAAGATAAGCGGAGACACTCGTGCTTTTCTTAGTATGCCATGTGGCGCTAAAGCATATATTAAAAAATGTGTGCTTCGGTGCGGAACTACCATCCTTGACCAGACGGAAAATTTCAACACACTGGCAAGTTATAAAAATACTTTTATCGATACCGAGCAAGTTTTAAGAAAAGAAGTTTATAAATCGGGTCTTAACACCTGTTTAAAAGGAATGAGAGTGCCTAAGATGAGTAGTGTGGGAGTGGCGGACGGAACTGAAAATTTATCAGAAATATCGTATGAAACTGGACGTGATTTTCAACTGGCATTCACCCCTGGTTCAGGAACAAATGCCAACACTAACAAACTCGTTAAAACAAATGTCAAAGAGGTCGCTGCCATTCCAACTCTTACTGATTACGTTATTGATTTACACGACCTATTTAATTCACTGCGCTTCACTCAGATTCCACTTTATCTCTGTGAACAGGAGGTTGTAATTGAATTATTTTTAGAAGACAGTGGTGCTAAAACATACTGTGCCCAGAGTGGCATTGCCCTTCCTGTCTACGAACTTGACGTCGACAGTCCTGTATTAATTGCGGATTATATTTTTTATGACGCCCAGATTATGGAGGATTTCAAAAATAATAATTCTAATTTACAACTTCCTTTTATGGAAAATAAACTGGTTATGACGACACAGAATTATTCGACAAATCCTGAATATGTTCGGAATTTAGGTGCTGCTTCAAAACAGTTAAACACTATGACTATTATTCATACAGATTTAACCACAGATTTAAGTGGAAGTCTAAATAATCGTTATTTCTCAGATATTGGTGGAATAACTGGTGATAAATTAGAAATGAATGTGAAAATTAATGACAGATTTTTATATCCGATAGAATTGAAGAACCCAATGGAACAATACGTAACAACTTTTATGTCCGAGGGTCTTCCAATGAATATCAGTGGACGTGATTATTCTGCGAGTCAGGGTGTTGACTTCACTTCATTAAATACAATTGAAGGATACGACCAAGACGCAACACTTGAAGGTCAAAAGCGATTTATTAGTATGAGAAATATCACTGCGGAGCGTATAAACAATAGGGGTGCTGAGTTATATTTAACTTCTAGAGCAGCAGCGCCTACGAACAAGGCATATAATCAACTTGTATTCTTAGAATTAGCGAAAACACTGATTCTAAGCAATGGAAGATGGTCTGAGGTCTACGAATAAATAAACTTTTTATTTCTTTAAACTTTTTAAACTATATTTTTTGTTAAAACTTTTTTTTAAAAAGTTTGTTTAAAATATAAAATCTTTTTAATATAATATATTAATATAATATAAATGTCAACTAAAAATGAAAGCAAAGGTGAAACAGCAGATTTTGTATTCTTAGAATGTGACGCAGACCATTCTTTTGAAAAGTCTGCCAATAATTCAAGATGGATTAACCGTATTGACGGCGGTCTTGAACTTCCTGAAAACTCAAAATTATCTGTTCAATATGCTGGAATAAACATCCGTGGCAGTGGAACAGATGTCATTGAATTCAAGGGGAAAAAAGTGGGTGATTCTGAATTTTATGAATATGACGAAACAACTAGTAAATATGTAAAAAATAAATATGAAGTCTATGATAATAAAGTTACACTTCAGATTGAATTTTACAAGAATCAAGACGGACTGTATAACTTTCCGATACCGTTTCCAGCGTTTGACTATCCATTAACCGACTATGAAACAGTATATAGAGCAATCGGAAATGCTAAAGACGTGAACCTTCAAGAGGAACAGTATGGAATGACGTCTTCAGATTATCAATCTATTTATAATTATGCTTTTCCTATAGATAATAAAAGATATACAATTTTAAAAAGAGACCCGAATTCAATCTGGACAGGTGATGAAATCGGACGAACAGTAAATGGTTTAATATATGAACGAGACCAGCAAAATTTCCAATATTCAATATTTTATAATAAAGTTGAAATTGAAATAGACAAAGGTTTTGTTTCACCTTCAAGTGTAGCAGAGCAAATAAGTCAACAATTAGAAAAACACGGTCCACCAACAAAAAAGAAAATGAGATGTTACAGGAATACGCAAGACCAACCAGGTGACGCTTTAGGATGGGGGACTGATTATAAGGATATATTAGGTGGTCTAACTTGTGAAACAGAAATATTTAAATTATTTAATTGTGCTACAAGAAGAACATATTATACAAATGGATGGGGAAAATGGGTTGAGGGGGCGTTAGGTATTAAAAACAATGATGAAGAAGTCCAACAATATCAGAAAAATTTTGAATATATAGGATGTTACAATCCTGAATTATTCTTATATGCCAGGAGCATTTTACAGGACATAGAATATGCTTCATATCAAAAAAATTTTGTATTTTTAAACACGATTGATTGTTCGACTTCAACTCAAGAAGAATTTAAAGAATATGATATGTTCACCAGCATTCCATATGATGAAGCAATATTAAGTCAATACGATAAAGTATTTAAATTAATTAGAAATGACCCCGAATTTTATGAGACAAAGGTCGGTAAATTGACATCATCAACAAATTTAAACAGTGTATTTTTACACGTTGATTGTCTTGAGAGACAGTATCCGGACCTAAAAAGTTATAAAAAACAAATATTAGGAACAGATAATAACATTATTGATTTTGTTACAAAAGAAAGAATCTCTAACCCATTATATCTAACGTGGGATTCATCATATACAGGTTTTTCGGATACGAATGCCTATGGGGTTTTTCATAGATGGAAAGCAGACGATGGCAATTTTT